CTTGGTCTTACTCAGCGCTTAAAGTTTTTGAAGAGTGCCCTTACAGATCTTACATTCAAAAAGTAAAAAAGATCCAAGAACCATCAAGCCCGGCAGCAGATCGCGGCACACAAATACACCAAGAAGCAGAAGACTACGTTAAAGGTGAGCTAGGTGAACTACCAGCCTCGCTAAGCAAATTCAAAAATGACTTCGAACAACTACGAGACTTATTCGCTGAAGCTAAAGTAGAACTAGAAGGCGAGTGGGGCTTTGACCTTGAGTGGAACCCTTGTGGTTGGATGGAAAAGTCCACATGGGCACGTATCAAACTAGATGCTCTTGTACATGAAGATGAGCAAAGTGCACGTGTAATTGACTACAAGACAGGTAAAAAGTTTGGCAATGAAATAGGCCACTCGCAACAGTGCTTGTTATATGCAATTGCCACTTTCTTTAGATACCCGCACATAGACTTTGTTCAAACTGAGCTATGGTATCTAGATAAAGGCGAAACAACTAAGAAATCCTTCACAAGAGAACAAGCAATGCAATTTGCTCCGGGCTTTCACAGACGTGCAATTGCAATGACTACTTGCGAAGATTTTTCACCAACGCCAAGTAAAGACTCTTGCCGATGGTGTTCTTATGGAAAAGGCGACTACCCCGAATGTTCGTGGGGCGTCAACTAGCAACTCTCCGTACCAACCCCGCCCCTTGGTTGGTTACTCCCCTTCCCCGCCTATGCAGGCGGGGTTTTTTTACCCGGAGAAAACACATGCGAATAGTAGATTTTATAATGCTCATTACGTGCCTCGCTATATCCGTAGCAATAACTATATGGCTATATACGTTAGCTGCTAGCCTAATTATAGCTATGGGGCTAATAGTTATAGGTTTTGCTGCCATAGAACGATTAAAAGAAATATTCAAAAGGAAATAATATGGGAACTGTACTGCTGCGACTGTTAACTCTTATAGAAATTATCTTGTTTATTAAGCATTTCAAGGAGCAACATAAACATGGAAATGATCTACAACAGAGATGGCACGCAGATTCAATACACCCTGAAGACCAACCCCCCAGAAGCTATGTACTGGACGACGTACCGATTGAAAAAAGGGGATATACAGATCATAACAAAGACTGACAAAGCTACAGCAACGCAAATACGACAGGAAATATTCGATGACATTATTAGCAGAGAGCCAAACATTAAGACGACAAAGGACAAAGTACATAAAGAGTGTCAAAGTACCCCACAAGAAAATGCTAAAGGAGGGCAAAGCCAACGCAAAACTAGGCGATGTAATAACAATTAAGAAGTGGAAAGGATTAAAAATATACTCGTTAACGCTAGAAGAACGAGTGTCATGTCCAGATTACTGCGAACAATGGGATAATTGCTATGGTAACAACATGCCGTTTGGTCATAGGTTTGATCATACTCACCCAGATTTCTTACCGCTCTTACGAGAGCAACTTGTCAAACTACTAACTAAACACCCTGAAGGTATTGTTATACGTCTTCACGTACTCGGTGACTTCTTTGACATTGACTATTGCATTTTCTGGGTGCAAATGCTCATAGAGCACACCAACCTCAAAGTGTTTGGTTATACGCATCACAGACTGTCTACTGAGATGGGCCAAGCTGTAGACTCTATTAACCGCATAGCGCCAGACCAATCAGCAATACGGTTTTCAGACGACGACACAACTGAGTTCTCTGCTTACACAGAGTCAACGCGCCCTTTGCACAAAAGCGGTATTTATTGCCCAGAACAAACAGGTAAGACTGCAAGCTGCGCAACGTGCGGATACTGCTGGTCTTCAGATCAACCAGTAATTTTTCTTGAACATTAAATATAAGCTGTGCTAATATTATTTGTAATCAATGAGTGATCAAATATGCAAGAAGCATTCGAACATCAAAAAACAACTACAGACTTCATATTAAATAACGAACGAGTACTTGTAACATCTGACCCCGGCACTGGCAAAACGCGTAGTGTTATCGATGCATTCGTACGGCGCAGTGAAAGCAAAATGCTTGTGCTTGCCCCGCTATCTATCCTTGAAGCATCATGGGGAGACGACATAAAGAAGTTCGCTCCGCAGCTAACGTTCGCCGTTGCATACGCAAAGAACCGAGAAAAAGCATTCTTAGAAGACGTAGATATCGTTATCACTAACCACGACGCAGTTAAATGGTTAGTTAAAAACAGCAAATATCTAAGTCAATTCGATATGTTGTGCATCGATGAGTTCACAGCATTCAAAAACAAAGACAGCCAGCGCAGTAAAGCTGCACTTAAGATTGCACAGCACTTTAAGTATCGCGTAGCAATGTCAGGTACACCTAACAGCAACACTATCCTTGACATCTGGCACCCAACACTAATCATTGACGACGGTGAACGGTTAGGCCGCAGGTTCTACGGCTTCAGATCAGCTGTCTGTACATCACACTTCAATGGCTTTGCTAACGAATGGGTAGACAAAAGCGACGCTCAAGAGATTGTTGCTGCAGCGTTGCATGACATAAACATTCGTTACAAGCTAGAAGAGTGTATCGACATGCCAGAGCAAACTACACGTCAGATGTACGTGACTCTGCCAAAAACTATCCAAAGCCAGTACATAGCGCTGGCTGAAGACTCAGTACTGTACACAGGTAAAACAACAATTAATGCTGTACACGCTGGTGCCAAAGTTAAAAAACTACTGCAACTGTGCACTGGCGCTGTGTACGACGAACACGGTGTAGCGCAAGGCATCCATACAGAACGTTATGACCTTGTAATGCAACTTGTACAAGAACGTAAGCACTCGCTAGTTGCATTCAACTGGAAGCACGAACGTGACCACATGACAGCGCTAGCTAACAAGTTAGGTATATCGTACGGCGTTATAGATGGCAGCACACCAAGTCACAAACGCAAAGATATCGTTGATCGCATACAAGCTGGTCAGCTGCAAGTAGTGTTTGCACACCCGCAATCAGCAGGTCATGGCCTAACCATGACCAAAGCTACATCGATCATATGGTCGTCGCCAACGTACAACGCAGAGCATTACCAACAATTCAACCGACGTATCTACCGTGCCGGTCAAACACAACGCACTGAGATTATACAGATCGCAGCTAAAGATACGTGGGAAACAGATGTATATGAAAAACTAGACGGTAAACTTACACGAATGGAAGAACTATTAACAATTCTCAATGAACTACACAAAAAAGGAAAGACTAATGGTTAATGAACAAACAACAATTAATGACTTAATTGCTTCTCGAGCAGCCATCAAAGATCAAATGGATGAGCTTAATCGAGAGCTAAAAAGCTTGCGTGAGGCACAAGATAACATTGATGTCTTACTGCTCAAGAAGATGGATGCTGAAGGTTTGTCACGCACTGCGAACGACAAGGCTTCTGTATCGATCAATGAGGATATGGTACCTGAAGTTACTGACTGGGATCTGTTGTACGATCACATCATAGCTACCAGAGACCTTAGCCTCTTGCACAGACGCGTCAGTTCAACTACATACAAGGAATTGCAGAAGCTTGGCGAAGCAGTCCCCGGTTTGCAGCCACGAACTGTACGTCGAATCAACTTTAGATCACTTTAATTTATTAATGAACAAGGAACAATGAACTATGAGTAGCACAGCGTTAGCAATCCCAGAAGACAAAGTACCAGCATACATCAAGAAAGCAGAAGGCGTAGGCCGTGGCAATGAGAACGTTGGCAACAACGTAACCATTCCTCGAGTCAAGCTGTTACAAAAAATGTCTGACGAAGTAGATAAGCATCATGCCAACTATGTCAAAGGCGCAGAGCCCGGCCACTTCCTCAACACCTTGACCGATCATAACTACGGTGAAGAACTGTATGCCATCAGCATTACGTTCAAGCACGAGTTCACTGTTTGGCGCAAGCGTGATGCAGGCGGCGGTTTGTTAGGTTCTTTCAGCTCACAAGCAGAAGCACAAGATGCAATCGACGCGCAAGACAAGCCTCAAGACTATGACATCACCGAGACTCACACTCACGTGTTGCTGCTCAAAGATCCTGAGACAGGTAACCTTGAACCCACTCCAGTAATCATGGACTTTGCTAGCTCCAAGCTACGTATCTCGCGTAACTGGAACTCGCAGATCGGTATGAAAGGTGGAGACCGATTCTCTGGTCTTTGGAAGATCAAGTCGGTAGCTGTAGAAAACCGTATGGGCAACGCGTTTATGAACGTAGACGTTGAGTTTGTCGGTTGGGCTCAAGAAGAAGATTACAAAGTGGCTGAAGCGTTATATGAGCAGTACTCGTAATCTACTGAGTCGTGCATGAACGAGCACGGGTTTGTAAAATCCGTGCATCGTCATCTTCCTTCTGACGTATTCGTCTGGAAGATACACGACACATTTGCTGGCGGGGTACCAGATGCATTCTATGCTGGCCCCGCTGGTATTCTATTTGTCGAGTATAAGTACGTAAAGAAACTGCCAAGCAAAGATACAACTGCTATAAGGACATCGCTATCCGTGCAACAAGCACTCTGGTTAGACCGACTGGCAACTTACAATCAACGCGCTGCAGTAATAATTGGCTGCGAAGAATCTGCCATTGTCCTTGAACAAAAAGAATGGAACAACCGCCTTTTAAAATCCGATTACCAAAAGCGTGCCGTGTCTAGGAAAGAAGTAGCCGACTGGATAACGGGAGTTGTCTGTGGAAACTAGACTAGAGAACTTGCAACGTGAGTGGAAACTAAAAAAGCAACGCGATAAAGTCACACAGACAGAAGCAGCAGCTAAAATTGGTTGGACACAAAGCGCGTTTAGTCAGTACCTGAGTGGGACAACAGAGCTAAACCCGTCCGCTATCATAAAATTAGCTAAGTACCTCGGCATACCGCCCTCTAAAATAGATCCAGACTTGTATGGCGATCTAACCTGCCCATATTGCCAAAACAAACTTTAAAATCTGCAACACTAAGCCCTTGTTAACGCTCTACTTTTCACGTAGAAGCGCCTCTCTCAACCCCTAAAGTTAACGGTTTTTAGGAGTGTAACCCTTGTTAGTTTTTGACTTAGGCATGCGAGCTTTCTTCGGTTTTTGGTTAATGCAAGGTTGTCCTTTGTGCATATTAAGGCTCCGTTGGCCACTGAACTTGGTCAAGGTGAGTTAATCCATCTACATTAGCAGGGATATCTCGCAACTGCTGACGATACGATGCCCACCACCCTTTAACGGTTGGGCTAAGAGGTGAGTCTGGCATCTGTGTCCAGTCGGATTTTGCTAACAGCACATCACGCTCATTGCGCAAAAGCTCCATAAATCGAGCAGAATCAAAGTTCCACTGCATATTTTCCCACACATAATACTCGCCCGGTCTAGCAGTGCGCGTTGACCACTGACCGTTGTCATATACCCATGTCTCTAACACTTCAACATTGTCAGAGGTGTGTGGTATGTGAACAGCTAACAAGTCACCATACATCTGACCATTGTAAAACGCAGAATCAGTGCTGGGGGAGATTATGCTTACCACCTCACCGTTAGCATTTACCATTGCAACTTTAATCATTAAAACCTCGCAAGCATCTCTACTCTGGATGATGAGTTTATAAGCGTTGGCAGCGAAAAAAATATTGTAGAATACGGATCAACTAAAGAACTAATCTCATCGTTGGTAAAGTCAAACTTTACTTTATAAGCAAGACCGCTAGTGTATGATGGGCCGTTAGGCACAAAACCAAAAAAACCAAACGCATTCATACACACCCATGTGTTGTTTAGTAGCTCCCCTCCAACGTTAGAATATACGCTGGCAAAAGTAGAAGTAGAAGGAGTAGTTACTCTAGACTGATAAACCCTGCTAGTGCCGTATTCAGAAGTAAATGCTAAATTACCGGACGAATTGTATACATTTAGTCCATACCCACTAGCCGGAACAGTTAATGCTTGAGACTTAGTAAGCACTACATAATCAACGCTTTGTCCTGTACTGCTTGTGCTGTCGTAAAAGTAAAATCTAGGCGTAGTCCCACCAGTCCTATCTAGCTGCATTGCAAACTTATAAACGCCGCTAACAGTAGCAGGCTTAGCAAAAATAAGTATGTCATCAGGCGTACTAGAAGGAAGGTTAGTCCAAGTCAGCCCAGTACTAGGTGATTGAGTAGTTGTAGTACCAGTAGTAAACACTGACACATTATCAAAAGGCTCAGCTACTTGAACGAAACCTGACAGATTATTAACTGTCATTCCATAGCTCATACTCGAAATACCTGTATGTTGTATACCCTAGACAAGCTATTTAAATTTTGTACGTTTAAAACGCCGGTAGACCCATAAGTAACTTTAACATATAAACCGTCGCCACCTTCAGAATTAAACCCCCACGTACCGTCGTTAGTTAAACCCGGCACGCTTATAGTCGTCGATTGATTAGCAGTAAGAGTGCCAGTGTAATAGCTAACATACCTGACAAGCCTATCTGTTATAGTTACAACAGGCGTACCTGAAGAGTTGTATATTTCTAATCCATGTGGACCTTCTTCCGCTCCAGTAAACTGCAACGTAGTTGTACTACCAACGCTTCCGAACGGGTTAGACGCTACACCCTCCCAATATAATCCAACTCCACCGTTAACAGTAAAACCGGCGTCTATGCTAGATGAAGCAAAAGACGTTGAGCCTATAACTATACTGCTAAATAATCCAGTGTAGCTGGTGTAGCTATCGGTGGACAGAATAGTAGGGTTATCTAAACGCATATAGACACGGTTTGTAGGCGACTCTGCCGCCCAACGAACAGCATGAACTATATATTCTTTACCGTCTGTGCCTACAATAACACTAGAGCCAATATCACCGTAAAATAAATTAGGCCCGCTATCATAACCATAATAGGTGTAGCCCGTTACGCTGAAATATTTAGACCCAACTGTTATCTGTAAAGTACGGGTTGTCATGCACTTAGATTACCTAACTTAACGCGCAAAGTGCCGCTTGAGTCGTACACTTTTATAGCCCCGCTACTATTCATATAAATAGAACTAGACGCACCATCAGTGTTGGCCGAAATTGCTAACTGTGTAGCAGTAACTGAATTGGCTGCTAAATTAGTTGTAGTTATGGTGTTCGACGCTATTTTAGCACCGGTAATAGTAGCAGCAGATATCTTATCGCCGGTTATAGTGCCAGCCGCTATTTTAGCAGCCGTAATAGCGTTTGCCGCTATCTTTGACCCTATAATTATACCGTCAGATATTATATTAGTAGCATTAACAGCGCCCGCTGCAATGGCCCCAGCTGTTATAGCTCCAGCCGCTATCTTCGAAGCAGTCACAGCGTCGGCGGCTATTTTAATAGCTGTAACAGCGCTAGCTGCAATCTCAGACGCCGTTATAGCATTGGCTGCAATTTCAGCAGATGTTATAGTGTCAGCCGCTATATTACTTGCCGTTATAGTATTTGCTGCTATCTCAGTGCTAGTTATAGCGCCAGCCTGAATCAACGCCGCAGTTATAGTGTTAACCGCAATCTCTGCTGCAGTAATAGTAGCTGCCGCAATCTCTGCAGCAGTAATAGTGTTGGCTACAATTTCAGACGCTGTAATAGTGTTAGCTGCAATTTCAGACGCTGTAATAGTGTTGGCTGCAATCTCAGAAGCCGTAATAGTATTCGCAGCAATTTTTGCTGCCGTAACTGCGTTAGCAGATAGTTTATTTGTAGAAACAGCATCGTCGCTAATCTTTGTCTCTGTTATCGCGCCAGCAGCAATTACGTCGCCTTGAATAGCATCTACAGCAATCTTTGCGTTAGTGACGGCTTCGTCTGCTAACTTTAGGCTGCCTACAACTCCGTCTAGTATTTTATCTGCAGTTATAGCACTTGCCGCAATAACGTCGCCTTGTATAGCATTAACAGCAATCTTTGCATTTGTCACTGCATCATTAGCAAGCTGTACTGTGTCTACCAAAGAATCAAAATCTGCAACGGCAACGGCCTTTGTCCACGCACCACTGACATAGCGATACAGCTTACCGTCAGTAGTAAGAAACACCAACACAGGCCCATCGTAACCAACCGGATTTGGAAGTGCATCAACAACACCTATGGGCTCTATCCCATCAGCAAAAGCAACGGCAGGTATATTGCCCTCAAGCTCTGTTAATAACGTCTCTACATTAGTAGCTGTTTCACCAAGCGTGCCGTCTACAGAATTGTACGGGCCTATAATACCTGCATCACTAACGTGTCTAACCCAATAGTAAAACGAAACGTCTTCGCCACAGGGGTCAATGTACACAGGCCCACTAGTAATGCCTATAAGTTGGGCATCACCAATAACGTCTGCATCATGACGCCATACTTCTGTAAGGGCATGATTAGAGTAAGAAGGGTAGTCAAAAGCTAATACCATTAACGAATAACCGCCTTCTACAGAAAAACTCGTAGGGGCTGGCGGTACTGTTGTATCTATCTCTACATCTATATCGGGTATAGCGTTTGTAAAGTCGCTCCCAGACAGGTTTGGATCAAAAGGCCTGCCATACAGGTCTACAGCCAAACCACTGTTGATTAACTCCCGCAATGTAACGGCTCTGTCTCTTTGATCACCACGACGGCCAAGACGAATCTCAACAGCTTCCGATAAATTTTCTAAGTACCTACGCAAACCAACAGATATATCTACTGGAGGTTTGGGTATACCGGGTAACTTAGTAGGAGTAGAGCTTCGCTTATTTGTCATAACTCACGTATCTCATCTATGCTCTGCGCAAGACAGATTTCGTCTACCTCTACTGCACCTGACACTTCCACTTCCCATACTTGCGCTATGACAGAAGGTAAACGCATTATTGGCTCGTACAAATACCCGTCAGATACGCCGCTAGGCGTGCTAACAGTCTGAACATAGGGGGATGTGAGTTCGTGGCCATTGCCGGGTCCGGGACCAGAACCGCCACCGCCGGGACCACCTGACGCAGCATTCTCGTCAAAAGTATAATCGGCTATTAGAACTTTATCAGCCCATACTCTGACGCTAAAAGGCACTTCTTGTGCATGCACCGACACCCAACTCATACTTAGGGGCCTAGGAGTAACAAACTGTTTTGACTTCCACAGGAGAGTATTAGCTGTTGTTCCGCCCCTGTATTTTATAATGTTGCTGCCAGATATCAGATACAACTGCCCGTCTTTGGGGTCCATATGACCGCCGCGTATAACAGTAGAGCTGGATATTGTAGACAACGCTGCCTCTTCGGCACGCGGATCAAACACAAACCCAGCATCGCCGCCAGTTGCTATATTTTTAAATGCTACGTACGTGTTTTCGTACTTAAACGCCCTGTACGTAGTAGGGTCAAAGTCATCGTTCCACTGCTTAGGAGATATTAGGCCTTGAGTTACTACCCGTCCTTCCGAACCGCTAACAGCGCACAGCCCATCTGGGCTGGCGTACAAAACGTAGCTCCCCATATCTACTACGCTATTTATGTTAACGCAGGCCTGAGCAAGGTCAGACTTAATAGCGGTCATAGCACTTGGGTCAGTACCTGTAACAAAGTACGGTGCGCCATTAGTAAGACATATAACGCCGTTAGCCACAGACGCAATAGCTACTATCTCTTCCTCTAAGGTAATTCTATAGGCTATTGGCCAAGCGTGCGGTAGATACGGCTCGCTAAGACAAAACCGTTTACCAGTAAACCCTGCAAACACACCGTTGGCAACGGCAGTTAACCCTTGCAACGGGCCATCGGGATATAACGACGTATCATCGTCAGGCGGCCCTATCCACGTTTCACTGGGTAAAACTTCGCCAAGCGCAAACGATGCTGATGTATCGTCGTAAGATACAGTTGTAAAAGGAACCTCTGCTACAAACTGAAACGTAGTATTAGTAGAACCAGTATTTGACCTGTATATACGCTTAAGCGCGCCAGACCCAAAGTTATAGTTACCTGACGGGTGGTCAGATGACGGCATTGGAATGGTAACGGTCTCTGTATCTGTCCGTTCTAAGACGTTACTAGCAGGGCTCGGTGGTCCTTCCTCACCGTACGCTGTAACAAATGTATATACATATGCCACGTCGTCTGGTGTTTGATCTGGGTCAGGGGTACCGGTTTTAGATATAACTGGAGCGTTAGCAGGGGCAGGTACACCTAACCTATAAGAGTTGGCAGGGTACCCTGACGTTCCGCTAATCATAGTGACAGCTGTACCCATCTTAGGGTAACCGTCACCTGTCCAGTATAATCTGTCTAGCGTATCGCCGGGTATAGGGCCGGGAACAGCTTTTACATTGTCAGCGTCCCATTCTAACCAGTTAGTATCGCGGTAATAGTATATAGATCGACGTACAGAGTTCTGTAAAGTGTACTCGTTGACAGGGCCAGTTGTAGGAGTGAGGCGGCCAGACTCAAAGTCTATGTTACGAGCTGCTTGACCAAACTGCTGTGCTAGTAGTCGGGGGGATACGCCGGGGGCTATACCACTGAATCGATCCAATTTAAAGTAAGCCATGCTATCCTCATTGCTTAAAGGTCTTTATCCCTTTTTCCAAAGATCTGCCAGCCACGTACCCCCCAATACCAACTTGCAAAAGCAGCCAAGCCTCTTCGCTAAGTCTATTGGGTAACCACCCAAAGCTGTCCATCATAACTAAACTGAACAGCCCTAACATTACTATGGGCCGCCATGTAGCCGTCAACCAATGCTCTGAACTTGCCTCAGCATGAACAATGTCCGCTTTAGCGTTCATTAAGTCCTTCTCGTACTGCAAAGCCGCATCCATAGCAGCGGCCTGTATCTGCAGTAATTCGTTTTTCTTCTGAAGCTTTTCTTCTTCAGAGGTGTGCAAAGCGTCGATTAGTTCGGCGGCTGGCTTAAATATTCCGACAACAAGGTCGAGAAACTTCATTTGTCAGACTCTTCTTCCTGCATAATCTTTAGAATCTGACGGATATCTCGTCGTTGTTCTTCTACCATCCTAAGTATATGCTTTTGGTCAGAGTTAAGTACCGCTGTATCCTTCTGAATGTCTGATATAGCAGCCTGCATGTCTGCTTGCTTCGCTTGCAACTGCTTGATTTGAGCGTCTGCAAGTTCCTGCCCATTTGCTAAAGTAGCGTAAGCAACGCCGCCTGCAAAGATCAAAGTTATGCTAGTCGCCAAAACCTCTGTGGATATAACCTTGTTCCAATCGACGGCCATACTATCACCTATTTATCTTTAACCGGCATTGTTGTCATAAACCGGAGAATCACAATCACACTAGCGATAGTGCACCCAACTATAGCTTGTACCGCAGGGTCTGCTGGTAGATAGCCTACAAAGCCCTGCAATACCGACAGACAAGCCAAAGCCACGCCGAACTGAACCGTGCGAGATTTCAATGCCTGTTTAACTTGGTTCATAGGAATACCCTGCTTGGTGAGTTAGGAACCAAACCATATACCGCATCAATCGCTTCAACGTCTTCCCTACGCGCATCACCTACCAGCCTTACATTCACATGCCAGCCGTCTACAGGCGCAGTCTCAGGGTACTCGTTGCCTTCCTCGTCAGTCAGCATAGTCCCTGTAGGCTCGTGTATTGTCCCTACAACGTCGATAGCGTAGTCGTGGCTATGAGCTACTAGGTAGGGATCACCGTCTGGTGTTTGCGTCTCTACGCCTTCCTCGTCTACGACTGTAACGTAGTCCTGCGTGTAGAAGTCAGCCAGCACAGTCGGCATATCTGACTCAGCGGTTAGCTTTAGGTAGAAGTCAGTCTTTGGTGCTTCAATGATTTCTTCTTCTGTCATGATATTTCTTCCTATGATGTTAGTTCGACGAGCTGGGCGTTA